TCCTTAATTCTACTTCTATCATGACTGTATATATAATAATTTAATTACTCTCTAAAAGCTCTGGGTTCTCGTAGATGTTACCGATAACTATGAAATCCTCCCCGTCTGAATATGCAACTAGATTATATTTTCCATTTTGTATTCCATAACAACAATACTCTTGGTCAAACCTTGCTGCGTCCTTATCAACCCATTCAACAAACTGGTCTCCAAGAATAATGTCGCCCTCGTATATCTCCTTTCCATTCTTATCTTTAAGTCCTGTGCATTGCATCCAAACAAAACCATCCTCTGAGGTTTCTTTGAAAAACTTATCTAAATCATCAATAGGTTTTTGTCCTACAAATACCTGATAATACATTTCATTAGTTCTTGGATTCCAACCTCTGAATTTTAATTCTCTCATTCTTTTAATACTTATTTTAATTACTCTCTATGCTTAATTACAGGATTAGGATTTGCACCTCTCCTTCTTTGACTAAACACTTGATTCTCACAAGTTCAGGTTCACATCTCTGCGTTCACCCTACAAAGCTATGCTCTAACTACACCATTTCCTGTCAAACTCTGTGTGGCACTCTGGGTGGGGACGCCAGCCATTGTTCCCATTTTATTTGTGGCTATCAATTATTTCATTCCACAAAGCACCACACACAATCTATTAAAGAACTACTTAATAACTCAGTAGATAGGAGGTAGGGCTATTCTCCCTAACACGACTCCGAATCGAACGGACTACTGCCACCTTTACCACCCGTAAAAGCCCTCTCGCATATCTGCTAGCGTCTCTCTTCCGCCACTCCCGCATAACTATCAAATACTCAATGGATAAGAGGTAGGATTCGAACCTACTTACGATTAGGACACACTGGTAATGCGTATAGCATTATAAACTCTAAGAGTCGCTCCGATTTATCATGTTTACGGAGTTGTGGTCTCTCTATTCATTGCTTATCACGTAACCATAATCCTATACAGAATGTATGTGCATTGACTCAAGCCACCCTTATCCACTCAATATTCGATTGTAAAGAACTGTTTGATGATATTACATGAGGGTCGTTTTATATTGTCTCCGTATGTCTACATCAACTGCGAAACTCTATGCACATCTGCATAATAGGTTATTCTCCCATGATTACCCTCGTGTAATACCACCAATTATAAAGAACCACACTCCTAGCCTAATAGGCTTAAACCTAGCCCCCAGAACGGGTAATGTACAAAATAAATGGTTGAGAAAGATAGTGCATTCTTATTCATTTATTTATAAAGAACTCCCTCGCCTTTAGCGTCCAGAGACAGGTTAAAACCTACTAAGCTATTTCAAGGAGGGAATACTGCTATAAACCCTCCTGTTGAATAGCGTATGGGTGCGTGCCGGAACCACGCCTGACTCGTATACCTAAGTCGTTTTCCATTCTAAACTAACCCATATCATGGGTATCACTAAGTGATTAACCCATATATTATTAAAGAACTTTTACAAAACGGTCTTAAACAGTTACCGTCTTCCAATCACTCCACTCACCAGTTTCTTCATCCAAGTAACGACCTGTGATTTCCTTTCCTTCTTCTCCAAACACTTCACTCTCTTCCTGATTATCGTCTCCCTCCTCATAGCCACAATTGTCACAAATTAGTTCGTCGCAACCGTTGCGGTAGACTTCTTCGCTACCACACTCTGGACAAGCGTCTTGCCATGCTCCGTGTCCTGCTCTAACTCCATTCTCATCGTACCCACTTGGTATATTCATAACAGCATTTTTGTTTAATTTACTTCTTCTTAAATTACTTATATAATATCACACAATCGCTAGTTTGTCAATACTATTTTATACAATTAGTTTCAAAAAATGACCTTTTAAGAAACGATGTTCTGACCTTAGTTTTAAAGAACTTCGCGACTTTTTAACGCTTTCAATCTTGTTAAATCGCCGTATCACACATTTATACGCGCATTTCCGACTCTTCCTATGACTTTCTGCCTTTAATGATGGCAGGTAACAACCCAATTATAAGGAGTAGCATTGAGAATATGCCGAGTATTGCATCTTTATCTCTCTATTTCCCATTAGTTGGTAATTATCTCAGTTAAGATGAATCCGTCGTTTAAGAGGGTCTTAAGGACAGAAGAGACATAGGTCTCGTTAATCTTCCCGCTTGCTGTAACCTCTTCTTGCTGTTGGACTTCTTTACCTGCTGTGATGTTGTAGGTAATCTTGTCCTTTCGCTGTACTAGGGTAGCTTCTAGCTCCCCTTTGTTTAATCTTAATATATTCATACTACTTTATATTAAAAGTTATATATGCAGTTAAAACTCTGTTGTGTTAAACGGAGTTAAAACCCTGCTTGCAAGGCTCTGTAAGCCCTGCTAGTAGCGTTCTAGTAGAGAATGGACTCGCAACGCTCTTTGGAATATCCAGACTCTAGGCAGTTGCTCATGGCTTCCTCGTGTCCTATCTGTGCAATGCTAAGCAACAGGTACATGAGTACCCCTATCACCGCCACAATAAACACTGCTATCTCTATCCACAATACTGATATATCTTTACTCATTTCCCTCTAGCTTATTCATGTTATATAAAATAGATTGCTTAACAGACTCTGCTAGCTCTTCGGTTTGGTCTCCGTCTAGGGCTTCGTCTATTCCCTCTGCCTCTTTGTAGTCTTCTATCTCTCTGGTTGCAATTGCTTCTACGAGGTCGCTATATCCGCAAGTTTCGAGATATACCTCGTCAATTATATTTTGTATGTTCATAATATTGTTAGTTAAAATTAAAATGGTAAGTCTGATATTTCATCTTTGATTTTTATATTCTCCGTCTCAAGTCTTGTGTAGTAGTATTCTAAAAGCTCTCCCATGCAACTAGAATAGAACTTGCTATACTCCGGCTTGATTGTGTAGTCGGATACGCTTTCCTGTAGATAGTTTAATTGTTTCGCGATACTGTTCAATGGCTTAACATCTAAAAGCCTTTTGTCATAGTATTTCATGACTGCCTCCTTTTTGGTATCCATTTGGTATATAGGTCTGCTACTAACTGATAAGTATTTTCATCGTATATGTTCGCAAAGGAGTATACTTTAACAGTATCTGCGTTGTTTTTCTCCATTGCTTTTTTTGTCTTCGGTACACCATACCGCTTAAGGTTTGAAAGCCTCTTGTACTCGACTATAACTTGCGTGTCGCTCCCTAGTATAGGCTTCTCTCCTTTGTATCCTTGTATTAGATATTTCATTTCTCATTGTTAATCATTTTATCTATTTGCCTTAATATATCTCTATAAGCGTCTAAACGCCCCGCTATATAGCAAGCGTCCTCTTCTTCGCTCATATCTAGCCCCTGCGTATAGTTTTGTATGTCTTTTCCTGTTAATCTACTATCCTCTGACATGTAAGGGTCTTCCTCCCTGTAGTTGAATGTATTTTGGTGGAATTCTTGCAGGTCTTCTAATGCTCCCTTTATTCTTTGTTTGATTAGTTCTCTCATTGTATTGTTTATAATAATTTAAAATTCTAACTTTGCAGTTAATAACACTTTATTGATTATCATTTTTTCTATGCTTTCTCTTGTCCAATAGTCTTCGACCTTGTTTATTGCTCTGCCTTTGTATTCTATCGTTTCGCAGTATAGCTTCTCGCCTCTGTCGTATACGATATGGAAAGGTAGATATTTTTCTGTTTTATGATAAGGGCTTTTAACTTTGTAAAATCCTTCTAAGTTTTGTTGTTTCATTATATTAATTGTTAAAAGTTAATCTTCTAAAAGTTCCAAGAGTCTTGGTAACTCTTCATTCATACGCTCCTGCTTCAGGAGTGTCGCAAGTGTTTCACTGTCTATATCTTCTAGCTTGTATCCATATTCAACGGCTATTGCTGTACTTTCTTGCAAGCTTTGGTCTTCATCGCTCAAGAATTCCATTGCGTTGTCGTAGTAAATGACTTCTACTTCTGATATTGCTTCCCTCAAATTGTCTTCTAATTCGTCAAGGTTTACACTATCATCAACTATACCCTCAAGGTCTAACTCAGTTATATGGTCGAGAGCGTTTAGGTCTTCTTGTTTAATTTTGTATATCATTGCAGTATTTTTTATAATTTATATTTATTCCCACAAATCGCGGGTATTTACATTGCTAACTTGTACCCGTTAGCTACTAATAGAGACATAAGCTCTATTGAGTCTATCCAACCTCTAAGCCCCTCAATTCGGGCTTGGTCGTCTACTTCCACCACTTTAAGGTAGTGATTACCATTCGTATAGACTTGAATATTCATAGCAGTATTTTTATTATTAATTTATTATCCTAATATAACACATAATCTGTATCTTGTCAACCATATTGTATATATCATCATAGGTAATAGAGTAGACTATAATGCTTATATATCAACGCTTTCGTATCTTGTATCAGATTTTCTCGCCGATATTTACCCTGCTCACAGTATTCCCACTAGTTCATATACAGACAGTAACAGACAGGCAAACACGACCCAATTCACACGCCCACAACCTCACTCTCATTCCCCGGCGGACTCTCCCCTGCTCTCAATTATCCCTTAATAGTAAACAATATATATAAGCCCCAACAAGCTCTCCACCAGTCCAACCATACCAACTAACCAAGCCCTGTTAAGCCCTTTATATGCCACCATATTTCCCTTATTACAAGCATAAAACAGGCAGTTTAACCATAAGTTATCCACAATCCCGACAAAATACCCTGCTTTAAAGAAAACCCGTACAGTTACAGCACTCTCAGACTGCCGTGTGGCCCTCTGGCTGGCACTGTATGGTGCAATACTGGTGGGTTGGAAGGGGTAGGGGGTGCAAGAAACCCGTATTAAGAAAGAGAAAGCATGGGTACCCTACGCTCCCAAAATAGTAGTAAATTAAAAGGTACGAACAATGGATGACACTGTCAGGCGATGTCTGTAAGTGGGTGGTATATATCGCCGAGTACATATTAAACGATGTTTGACATTGTTAAACGATGGGTGTATATTAAATAAAGTAATAAAATTATAGTTGGTTATATGAGTAAGCAGATAACAATAACGGTTCCAGATGATATTTTAATGGTTTTAGAGGCGGCCAGCGAGGAGAGTTTGAGGCCTTTGGCTACAGAGGCGGTCTATCAGATTAAAAGAGGGTTAAAGGGGGCTACGGAGCAACCCAAAGCTAAATCCAGGGAAATGGTTTATTTTGATTTAGACGACGGGAATGTTCCAGATGAGGACTCCTTCGGAGAAGAAGACTCAAGTGTTGACCCCATGGATGCTATATATGAGTTTTGCAGCAGGGATTTTGACCAGCAATTTGACGATGAGGATTTGAGGGGGTTGGGTGCGGAGGCTTATGAATTGGCTAAGGCGGCTGGGGTACAGGTTAATGTCAAGCAGTGTTATTTTTGGAAGAAAGAGGGTGGTAATGTAGTTAAATTAGGCAGTTGGAAGTAATGGAGTACATATTAGTTTGGAAGAAGGGTTATGACTTAGAAATGGTAGGTTTTGAGATATTCAAGAGTTTTATGGAGGCAGAGGATTATTTGGCGGATATTGACGACAACAGCTTTGAAGTATTAATATTTGGTGAGATAAACAGGATTAAGGTTGGGAGGAAGTTTAAAATAGAATAAATTTAGTTACTGCTCAGAATGATTTTAGTTACAGGTTTTCCAAGGAGTGGGACTGGTTACACGGCCAGGACGCTTAGGTTTGCTGGGTTAGACGTTGGACACGAGAAAGTCGGGAGTGACGGAGTGGTTTCCTGGTGGCATTTGCTGGGGGCGGACAAGTTTGACAAAGTTTTTCACCAAGTGCGTAATCCAATAGACACTATTTCTTCAGCAATGACGATTAACAATAGTTCCATTAGGAAGTTATCCACAATAACAGAGCCGAATGTGGATAAGTTGAAGTTTTTAATGCAGTCTTGGTTGGATTGGAACGAATTGGCGGAGAGTAAGGCTCAAATGACATACAGGGTGGAGGACGTGGAGGATTTATTCCCAATATTGAGAAAGGAAATGGGTATTAAGGGAGGGTTCCCTAATGTTAGGACGACTATTAATAAGAGAGAGCACGAGGTGCTGAGTGTAGAGGATTTAAGAAAGGTTGATTCAGAACTTACTGATAAGATTATCGAAAGGGCGAGACAGTACGGATATAAATTAAGCTAATACTTTGATGCTTGTGCAATGGAAGTACAAGATAATTAAGAAGTTTGCAGTAGAGCGTGGGCGTATTGTCGATAAAAGTAGGATGGTTAAAATAGAACACACTAAGCCTTACCCGGACGGTTTCAATCTTTACAGACCAACCAAAAGAAAGTATGATTATGTAGATTATACGGGCAGATACAAGGGTGTTAATGTTGATTTTTCGGATTACACGACATTATTAGAATTCTTTGGATACATTAAGTTTATAGAGAAAATGGATTGCGATGGCAGAGTCTTTGAGTAGCAAAATAAAGGCGTATAAAGAGTCACAGGGTACGACTTCCTGGGACGACAAGAGTATTTCTCGCGAATGTAGGAGGCTTGAAAAAGAGCTCCATGTTACCAAGATAGAACCTAAAGAGTACAAATTCCTAAGAAGAGTGGGTGAAGAATTAAAACTAGGGGAAAGCCCTGATTTGGCTGCTGCAGCAAGGTGGGCAGGATACCCAGAGTGGAAGGTTAAAAGGCCAGAAACGACAATCATGAGAGATATTGAACCGGTCTTATTCACGAAATTGGTCGGGTTGAATAAAAACGAAATAGAGATTGAATTATTAAAAGTAATGCGACAAGACGAAAATTTGAGTGCAAAGAATAAAGCCCTAGACATGGCACTTAAGGTCGCAGGAATGAGTGAACCAGAAAAAGGTGTACAGGTTAATATTGTTAACGGAGGGCTTACAGTAGCCGACTAGTTTCGCAATTAAATTAAAGCAGTAGTAAAATGGCCAAAAAGAAGGCAAAGGAGTTTAAGGAAGTAGCTCCAATTAAGAATTCCAAGTACAAATTATTCTCAACGAGTGCAAAGGTCGACAAGATAGGCAGTCCACTGTCTGAAGACGTGAAGATGGACCTCAAAATAGCGTGTCAGAATAAGATAAAAGAACTGGAAGAAAACTATAGGTTGGTATGGGGACCTAGGTTTAATTATATTGACGAAGAAATCATCATTTGTCAGTTTATTATGAGGAAAATAGTAAGGAGGAAGAAGTAATGGGTAAGAAGAGAGTGTATACAGTTACAGAATTAAGCAGGAAGCCTACTTTATACCAGACTGCGCTTCCTTTTGACGTTACTTTGAACGGGCAGGTCATTGCTACTGTAGTTTATCCTCACAAAGCGAATTGGAATAAGTGTGAGAATTGCGGGGAGAATACACAGAATCTAATTGAATTTCAAGACAACCAAGACAGGTGGAAGAAGATAATTTTATGCGATAAATGTGCAGATGAACTTCTCTGAGCCAGCAAAATGCGTAAGGTGTAATAGTGTGGTCCCTAGGGGGACTACGGTTATACTTGAAACCCCACAAGGCAAGAGGTTTAGGCTGTGTAGGAAATGTTACACCGAGTATGAAATGGGCAAGTTAAAGCAAGACTTTGATAGTGCCAAAAAGACAATTGATTTGTATGGAATTACCGGTACTGACGCGTATGAGATTACTGATAAAAAGAAGAAATTTGTAGAAGATATAAAGGAGGGAAAATGGGAAAACATACTATAGATTTTTCAGACTTAAACGTGAGGTTTGACGATAAGACTCTTTATAAACCTTTACCACACCAGGTCAAATTCCATACTTCACCAGCCAAGTATAGACTGCTTGGCGGTGCTGTGGGTGGTGGTAAGTCTGCGGCGATTATTGCAGAAGCCATCATGAGGAGCTATAAGTACGAGTTCCCTATTACTGGTGCCATTTTCAGAAAGACGTATCCTGAGCTTGAGGCCACGATTATTCGTCGAATGTTAGAGATGCTCCCTAATTGGGTGTATAAGTACAATCAGTCTTCTCATTTATTGAAGTTTAATAATGGAAGTATCATAGAGTTTTGTTACGCAGAGAGCGACGCTGATGTTATTAAGTATCAATCACGAGAGTGGGATTGGTTAGGTATTGATGAGTTGACTCACTTCACTGAGTACCAGTTTACATACCTAGGAACCCGTGTTAGGACCACAAAGCCTATTAAGACAAAGATATTCGCTGGTACAAACCCAGGCGGTGTTGGACACAAATTTGTTAAAGAGAGGTTTATTCAAAAGGATTGCAAGATGGACAGCTACAGCGCTAAGGATTATGACTTTATTCCTGCCGGAATTTTCGACAACCCTTACCTGCTTGAAAACGACCCAGACTACTTGAAGAATCTTGAAATGTTGCCAGAAGAAGAGAGGAAGGCTCTGCTTCATGGAGATTGGAATGTATTTGAGGGAATGTTCTTTACTGAGTGGTCTCCAACAAGACACATTGTTGATGATTTTGATATTCCAGAAAGCTGGCAATTAATCATGGGTTGGGATGATGGAAGTACTGCTCCCAGGAGTGTTCATGTTTACGCAATAGACAATGACCAGAGGGTGTGGTGTATTTGGGAGTATTATAAGAAGGACGAAAACTTGGAACAAGCTGCTCACAATATTAAAGAGAAACTTAAAAAGGACGGGTTATGGGGAAGAATCTACAAATTGGTTGTTGACCCGTCAATGAAAAGAAAAAATGACCAAACAGGAATTAGTAGTAAGGAGATGTTGGAGAATATGGGCTTTGGGTTCGGAGTTGGTGAAGTAGTGTTAGGGAATAATAATCGTGTAGAGGGTTGGAGGGTCATGAAATCGTATATGAGTCATAAACCTTATGAAGAGCCGATGTTGAAGTTTTTCAAGAGTTGTCCTAATATGATAAGAACGATACCAGAGTTGATTTATCACAAGTCAAGGTCTGGTGCGACTAGTAAAAGGGAAGATTTAGATACGACCCAAGAGGACCACGCAGCCGACGATTGTAGGTATGCGTTAATGTCACTTGACAGACTGCCCTCTAGGTTCGGTGGTAGTAACACTGTATTCGAAGTAGCAAAAAGAGAATACAAACCTAAATCTAGTTTTTATTAAATAAATTTATAAGTAGTAGTATGAATATATATACTGTCTCACTGGCTAAAAATTACAACAAGCCAGAACCTTTCGTTACAGACTGGGACTACGAGCTAATTGGAGATGTACTCCGAGCCGAGTTCGACACATACTTCGCAGAGCAAGAAGCTGCTGCAAATGCAGGAATGGGCAAAACCAAACAATTACTCAAGGGTGAATACGTTAAGAAGTTTATGATTAAAAAGCAAATAAACCTCGCAAACGACCCTGCTACAGACACACTAAGGTCTGTATTTGTCCTAAGACCAGGGGAAGAAAAGAAAATAGACAAAAGAGCCAAGGATAATTTAGCCTCAAGATACGAATTTAAGGTAAAAAGTAACTCCGACGGTACAAAATCTAGCCCAACTGGATTCATGACATTCAAATTAATCGAAGGAAGTGAAGCCGAAGCTAAAAAACAGGCCGAAACTTTCCAAGTGAGTGGAAATGATATAGAATATTTTAACGAAACAGAAGAATCTCAAGAAGAAAAAGAAGAAAAATTTGTCTGTGACGAGTGTGATAAAGAGTTTGACAGTAAAAAAGCTCTAAATGCACACAAATTAAGTCATAAAAAGAAATAAGGATGAGAGGTAAAATCATGATTGGGATACCAATATCAACAGACAGAATACCAGCAGCCTTTTATAAGTGGTTCGAAGACATAGAGGATAAGTACGCTTACCGCACTATGGAAGTCAAGAACGGCGAAATCCAGGTGGTGAGAGTAAGAACGCCGATAAACGGTATTAAAATCGTCGAAAACCTTATGTTTGGGAAAATTACTGCAGACAGCTCTGGAGTTTTCTTAGAAAGAACATTCATCCCAAGATACAGCAAAGAACGAGACGAGATTGTTTTGGAACAATAATATTAATATATTAAAAAATGGGAAACAAAGAACTGCCCAAGAAGAGGTATACTGCTAAAGAGGCAGACCAGATTAGAAGGGTTAGAAATGATTACGAGTCGGCAAAGAATGCTCGACAAAATAACTGTTACTGGGGTGATAATGGTGACAATGGCGATTGGCTAAAAAGATGGGACTTACAGGAGAAGATTTCTATAGGATGGAGCGAACCACCAAGTGTGGATGAGTTTGAAAGTAATGTTAAATCACCGATGTCTTCGGGAAGAATTGAGTCTACCATGCACAAATTGAGGAGACTTGATGTGCAATTTACGGTTAGGCCAGACGATATAAAGGATTCCAAAGAAAAGAGAAAGGCTAGGGTCGTACAGGAATTGCTTAACAACCTATTTCAGAGGAGAGCGTTTAAAGAGAGGTTGAACGAATGGTTTGAGGATTGTTTGATTCATGGCTCTTCATTCATGCATATTTACTATCTTCAAAAGAAGAGAACGGTGAAGATGCCAGAAATTGATATCGACAAGATGAGTGATGAACAAAAAGAAGACCTTAAGAGCAACAAGAAGGTTTATAAAGAGGAGACGATTTACGATTATGATGATATTGCTTTTGAGCCAGTCAAGATACAGGAAATATATGTGGACCCTTCCGGGAGAAACTTACACGGAACAAGTTATGATGCTCAATGGATTATTAGGAGAATGTTACCTTCCTACGCGCAATTCGAATCAATGTATAAGAATGACCCAGAGGCGAAGAACATAAGTAAAGTAAGACCGGTGTCTTCATACGTCGGTGAAGAAACAGAGTTCTTTGAGCCACCTAGAGATATTGATGACAATGATTATGTTGAAGTACTTCATTACTATAATAAGGCAGATGATAAGTATATTGTCGTGGCAAATGATGTTGTTATCAAAGAGATGCCACTCCCTTATATGCACAAGCAACTACCTTTTGTAGAGATTAGCGCTTACGATGTCTTGCATCAGTTATATGGTATGGGTATCCCAGACAGATTGAAGAATATTCAGAGTGAAGAAGAGATACTCAAAAACCTTGTTTATGATAGGTTGCATATTACTGCCAACCCTATGATTAAGGTTAAGAAGAACATTTACGGAGAATTCTCTAAAGCATACCAGACAGCAGAGCCAGGGCTTATGTTGCCAGTACAGCAAATGGACGATGTCATGCCTCTTGAGTACCAGACTATGAATTTCGATATGTTTAGAGGAATAGATTCACTTGATAGGGACGCGGTACTTGCTACGCAGATTGACCCTATCCAAATGGGCGTAAATCAAAAGTATGTATCTGCTACAACAAGTATGTTGACCAAGGAGCAGATGGACAGTTTTATTACTGCTCTAATCGATAACTGGACCGAGTCACTTAATATCGCCGCTAAACAATGTATTTCTCTTATGAGTCAGTTTTATCCTATACCTAGGGTTGAATCAGCAGGAAAAGCTGCTAAAAACAGACAAGTAAGAATTATGGATATTGAGATTAACCCAGAGACATTGAATGTAACAGAGAAAAGGGGTGCTTACTCTTATTTGAAGATTAAACCAGACTACTTTGACATCAATGGGGATTGGGATATAGAAGTCGCCCCAGAGAGTATAGAAGTGCAGAGTCGTGCAATTGAAATGCAGAAGTCACAGGCAAACTTGGCACAGCTTGCTCCATTTATGGTAGACCCTAACAATCCACAGAGCGTAGCCATGAACCCAACACCATGGGTAGATGGACCAAAGATGGTCAAATGGTATATGGAAACAAACAGTATCCCTAGCGAAATGATGGCAACCTCGACTGAGGATGACGACATAGCTGTTGAGAGAGCTGAATTGCAGACCAAGATGATAATGGCTGGAGAGAGAGTACCTGGAATACCGGGAGAATCTGAGCTTCACAAAAAGGTACACGTAGAACAACTCAAGGTGTTAAACAAAGAGAAAGAAGAGTTAGAAAAGAAGTATGAAAAACTTGGGGATGAATTTGCTCCTTATGTGATGGAGACACCAGACGGAAAGAGAGCAGCGGAACTAGCTGAGAAGGCTCAGTTACTTGCAGAACACTTAACAGTTGACGACTTGCCTAAATTCCAGGAGGTTCAAAATGCAGCACAGGGAGGACAGCAACCACAAGTTCCTATGCCACCAGGATTAAATCAGGGAGGCGCAGGGCAACCACCAGCACCAGCGGGCGGAAACCAGCAGGGCGGCATGGAAGCAATGCCAGAGGGTAGGCCACCTATGGCTGAGGGAGCTATTTAAAATATAAAAGTAGTAGTATGAAAACAAAGGTAATACCTATAGAAAAGGTTGACGTAGCTAAGCTAACTGGCGACGAGCTTGATGCTCTAAAGGCATTCGGAAAGACGAAAGCATACGCGATACTTAAAGACTTGGCTGATGAAACCAAGACTAGGAGAGCACACCAAGCGCTAGAGGTTACAGACTTGAATGATTTGCGTATTTTGAATGGTGTGAATATCGGGGTCGATTTCATAATTGATGCCGTTGAGCGCGCCAAAGAAGAACTCAAGTCACGTGGCGACATTGACACTGAGTAATAATTAAAATAATATAAGATAAATATGGACAAGCAGGAGAAGAAGTTCGAGGAGCTCTATAAGAAGTTTACCAAGAAGTGTGTGCAGGATGGTTTGTTACCAACAATGACACTCGAGTACAGAGAGAATGGTATCTTCCCAGTGCTCAAATATTTTGTGTTAGAGGAAAAGCAGAAAGAGGAATTCCTTAGCTCTTTAAATAAGGAAAAGTAAATAAATTCTTAAAATTGAATATAATGGACGAGAACGTGCAAAAGACAAATGTTCCAACCCCTAGCGAACCGGAGATGCAGGAAACTGCTGAGGTAAGCGAGGCTGTTGAGAGTAGTGAGTCTGCTACCCAGCCAACCAGTGAGGCTGCTGTAGAAAACGAATCTGGTACGGAACAGAATGATACGACTGTTCCTGATTGGGAAAATGAAAAGAAGAGTTTGGCAGGGAGAATAAGTAAGTATGAAAAGGAGTTAAATGAGTATCGAGATAAGGTGAAGTTGTTGGAAGCGCTTGATAGTGCAGCCGCGACAGACCCTGAATTCATGAAGATGGCAAACAAAAAGTTGGTAGAACAAGGTTTGCTTGACGCTTCTGTTTTAGAGCAGTTAGAGGAAAGAGGTGTTAGTAATCAGCCTGGTGCTGTTAAAAACGCTGTAGAGAACCCTGCTGTTTTAGAAAACCCCGCTGTAAAGTGGGCAGAACAGAAGATGCGTGAAGAACGTCAGAAGAAAGAACAATTCTTTGTTGATTTTGAAGAGAAACACCCCGACCTAAAAGAAGGGGAAGAGAAAGTTATCCGTGCTAACAGGAGCGCCATTGGTGCTATTGCTAACAAAAGGATTGCTGAAGGAGTTTCTCAGGCTGACGCTTACGAATACGCATACGGTCTTGTAATGAACCCCTCTCAGATTGCTGAGAAGGCTAAGTTAGAAGGTATCGCTCAAGCACAATCCGGACTTCCTACTGAGGGAGCCGCTTCAGGAGGTTCTGCAGATTCTACCGGTGGAATAACATTAACACCCGAACAAAAAGAAGCTGCTAGAATGTTTGGCGTTTCAGAAGAAGCATACGCAAAAAGATTATCCGAATAATTTCGGCATTATATATAAATTTTGAGAATACTCATTATGTACGGAGTAAGAGTAATTAAGTCTCTTTCTGGTGCAGATAGGGTTCATTTAGAATTTAACGCAGGAGGCACATTTGCTGCTAACGATTTTGTTAAATTTGATGACAGTGGTGAAATAGTAGTTGGAACCGCTGGAACAGGAATCCTTGGTGTGGCAAAAGAGGCAGGAGCAGCCGGAACCGACAATGTGTTGGTAGACGTATCTCCAAATATGGTTGTTTTGATGGACAACGACAATGACTCAGACACATTCGCTGCTACAGACGTTGGTCTTTGCGGAGACTTTGTAGGAGGAACCGGTGCTATGTTGGTAAATACCGACACACTAAGTTCAACAATTGCAGGTCTAAGATGTATTGCATATAACCCACAAGGTTATGGCTATGACTCAGACACGAGCATTGGATTGTTCTTTGTAACAGAGAGAGAATTGGCTGAAAGAGAGCTTTAAGATTAAACTTATAAAACTCGTTAATTATTTTATTTTAGAATTTGAAAACTGATGGCAAACACAAACGTTTCAGTACCAGCAACAATTGCTGCTAACGCAAACTTAGTGGACCCAGGAATCAAGGAAGTTCTTGCAGATGACTTCAAAATGCTCGACCAAAAAATGAGCAAAGTCTTCAAGATGCAAGAAATGAGAACAACCGCAGAGGAATTCTCTGGTTACGCAGGATTGGGTTCAGTCCCTCAAGTAAACGAAGCTGAAGAGTTTGGTGAGGATGCTATAATGCATACTTACAACACGACTCTTACAACCTATAAATATGGTGAAAATATGCCTATTTCTTGGGAGCTTTTAGAGGACGACTTAAGCAAAGCTGTTGGGAAAGCCAAATATGGCTCAAGGGCACTTATTAGAAAGTGCGAACAGTTAGGCGCAAGTGTATTTAACAATGGATTTAGCACAAGCTATACATCATACGGAGACGATAAACCGTTATTCTCCACTGGTCACACAAGGGCAGATGGTGGAACAGCTCAAAGCAACGCTTCTTCAACAGGTGTAACTCTTACAGAGGCAAACCTAGAGACAGCAATCGTAGCTATGAGAAGTCAGCTAGATGATAGAGGTCAATTAATCTCTATGATTCCTGACACATTGTTAGTACCTCCTGCATTGGAGAAAGAAGCTATTATTATTACTAAGAGTACTAATAGAAGCGGAACAGCAGATAACGACGCA